GGACGCAAGAATCATTGATGTAGGTTTTACTATGTTTCCTTTAGGGAGTTTTACGTGAGTCCTCACGAGAGCCTTACAGAGCTCTGAACTGGGTTTCATTAAAGTTTTCTATGTGTCCTTCATAGGTAGTTTACAGTCTCTCTCTGAAATGTTGCTACGGAGCCAGACCCCTTTAAATACTAAACTCCCACCTCGTCTGGATACCTCTTGGAGTTAGGGTTACGTTTTCCTTCGGGCTGAAATCAATTTAGAATATCAGTTACACTCATCAGTAAAAACGAGCAGGTTAGGTTTTCCTTCCATCTATTAAACTATTGCAGTACGTCACCAGACCCCTTAAGCTACGCAGGCCACACCTTGTCTGGTAGTGCCTCTAGGACTGCGGGTTTAAAGTTTTCCTTCTTCTTCAGCACATCACCAAGCCCGCCTGGACGGGCTGTTCTCATGAAGGTATTAACGGTTCAGCTGTCTCTTCAGATTCAGGTCCGGGATTGGAAGCTTCTCCTATTCTAGCTTATGCTTTCCAATCATGTGAAATGTCAATACTCATGTAGACAGACTTCTTTAGTAGATTTCCTTCTGTCATTTGGATGATGCCGGTATGCTCCTGCATAAAGACTGACTGATACTCTAGTGGTATTTGTTTACTCTTAGCCAGTACTTATCTCCTCTTCTCTCTCTCCATCCACCTCAACGCTGTCTTTCTCAACTACTGTGGTGGCAATTGCAGCTGCCGTCCCACTAACCTCTTACACTTCTCTATCCACATTCTCTCATACGCCTCAACGCCTGGTGCGAAGTAAGCATCACGAAGGGCCCATACAAATTATTCTGTGGTTAAGGGTCCAGCATTTTATCTCAGAGCATCAGTAACAGCCCCCGTTAGGACAACTCGTTCAGGCTTCCTCGTCCAATGTATAGTCTCACCTGTGTCAAATCCATCTCTTGAGAGGAAATCAAATCTATTAGGTGAGACTGTGTAGCCTTTTATCACTTACCCTAGCCCATACGTTGTTGGTTCTTTCTGGGGGGCTGTGTAGTACAGGGCTAACACTCTTTGGAACTTCGGAATGTCTGCTGTCGCGGTCATCAGTAAGATATCATCTCCAGCTGCTAATATTTCTCCATCTATTTTTGCTTTGTGCAATAAGTATTTCATGTAGGAGATCGAGAGTAGTGTGTTCATACAAGTGGTCTTAACAGCAGACCCTGATAGAGTAGTGCCTTGGAGTCGGCCTCTATATACACACCTTGCTCTTTTAGCTAGAGGTAATCTCTATTTTACTAGAATGTTGTTCTTTTATGATCCAGTAACATCTAGTAAATGTTTTATTTGTGGTGGGGACATGCCTTAATAAGCTAAGACAGGCACGACAGTAGCCTCTAGGAGTTACCTATCAAACCTCAAGGAGTGATGTTAGTAACTATCAAATTGTGAGCCATCAAGAGACCAGTATGAGATTTTTCCAACTCTTCTTTTTAGTGCGTTGGATGTATAGCGTATTCTTTGAGCTATACCACGTGGAGCTAGAGCTGAGACAAATTCAGGATAAACCTTTTTAACTCTAGCTAGTGCAATTCTACCTACAAAAGAGATCATAGCTACGTCTTTTTGGTTCATGGCTATCACTCTA